ATTTGTTCTGATTGGTAAGTAGGATCTGCTACTTCATATGCGTCATAGTTCAAGTAATCTCTCGCCTCTTGTACACTCGATAGGAATCTTAATGACCACAAACCTTTCGGTATGCCAATCATCAAGGATCCATCCAAGCTTATTTGAGTAAAGAAGGGTTCCCCAAAAGAGACCCCATACGTGAACAGTTGCGTCAATACATTGACTACTTCATCGTAAACAGGTTGGGGAGCCACGAGTGGCCCTCCATCTAAAGGATCATCATTTCTCTTGTAGACACTCGTTCCGAATGTCCCCCAGATAATTGACCCACCTGAAATCAATTCAGTAGTCCTCGCATCAAGCAGATCGACCACAAATTCAACCAAAATATTTCCCAGAACTTCACCGACCCCAACTCCTCCCACGAGGGAGCTGAGGACTCCAAATACTCCGCAATCGTAAGTCTTCTGATCTTGACCATCGGCTAGAGGACCGTTTCGTATAAATAATTCGTCAGTAGTGGTGATCGGCCCAAAGCTCAAAGGAGCCCAAGGCGAACCAATTACCGATCCCTCGAAAGAATACGCTGAAGGAAAATCACGAGGTAACACTGCTGTTACATTGCGATCTCCCAATAGAGCTATCTGACCAGAGGCACTTGTAGGTGCTCGAGGTATATATATGAATTTAAAACTTCCCTTATACTTAGTATATTGGAAAGTTAACGGCGCTAACCATGGAAATATGTCACGAAGACCCGGATTTATGTTGTACTCAGTAATTGAATTACCACCAATGGCACTTTCGGTATTAACTACTTCATTAAGCATAGTTGACCCTGTTACTCTCATCCCCCTTGAGATCATTATGGACTTTGTCCCTTTTGATCCAAGTGAAATTGAAGAAGCAACTGGTGCCACATTCTTAGTTTTGTAGTCCATAGTTCCAGAAAGCCATGGAGTGTTTAATTCTAATCCCAGAGAGAGACTCCTCTTACCTTTCCCTTTTCCTCCTCTTTTCTTACCTTTCTTCAATCCCGCCTGATTGCCACCTATGGCATCGGCTAGTTTACTTAAACTTATCGATTTCTTTGTATTTTTACCTTTTCTTGGCATTTTTGTTCAATCAATTAGGGGAGCCTGTGAAATAGCTCGTTACCTATTTGGCAAGTTTAACGTCATTCGGGACCACTAGATTGATACCAACTTCTGTGAGAGAGGCGCAATAGGTAGACGGTCTGGCAAGTTAGGATAAATTATCCGAACCTTCCACCATTTACGAATTCCCTTCTCAGACATGGGTTTCCCCCAATCTAATTTTTTGAACACATCATTCGTCATAAGATGATCCACTTCCATATTCGAGCCGGCTTGTGACCAGCGAATAGCGCTTTGCAAGACCGATACATAGTTAGGTTCTTCATAACTATAATCGACTGACGGGGGATCATAAATCTTATTAGTGATTCGTATTTTCTTCATGAATCTCTTAACAAATGACGGAAGCCTAGCTCCATCAGTAAAAACAGTTCTCAGTAGAACGAGACTGGGGTCGTCTACGAATCTACGAGCAACGATGCGTTGTTGTAATGTAAGTCCAATTTCAGATAAATTCTTCCCAAAAACCACTGGATCAAAACCGAAGCCACCTAGGTGACAAGGTAGATACCAGTTTGGTTTAAAAGTCTTCGAATATGTGAAACGTAATGCTTCGGAACAGCGATCTATAATCAACGGAAGTGTCTCCCGTGTCCAAGGACAAAGGCGAACCATATTATTAACTCCCTGAGCGATAAGAGAAGGATGAAAATCCTCCTTTTTATCTCTTCGTGAATTATTATGTGAATTCGACTTCTTTGTATTGACACCGAGTACAAATCTTTGATTTAGATAGCCTCTCTGATACATATTGTCTCCAGATAATTGAAAGACTTGAGAATTCATCTGAACCAGATCCCTTGAAATGTAGTTCTTCCCCTGAGAAAACTTTAATCCAATCGAAGATGTAGCATCCTCTAGATATGGGAAAAAGTCTCTCGGCATGTAACAAGCAAGATCATCACCATTAACTTTGACATTCCGAAGCATGAGATCTCTACAATTAGTCTTTAAACCTCTATCATAACAGTATTGCATAACCGCGCATCTATATGCGGATAAGTTAGCAATACATAACAGAGGAAAACTAATCGGAGAGCCCATGAGTTGACCATTAGTAGCAAAAACAGGTTTTAGTTTTGCATTAAGTGTCAATAGCTTCACTCCAGAGACCTTTCGGAGTCTAAAAGCGAAGTCATAGTCAGAATATGAAAGTGGGAGATCGAGTTGAACTGGACAAGTACTATCAGAGTTAATCTTTATTAATTCACTGATATCAAAACTCTCTTGTGGGAATATACCAAATTCCTTATCGATTATACCACTACTACGAAGACTAATAATGGCAGAATAAATTCTAACCATATCAGTCGGGATAAAGTGAGCCGGATCCTCCGAGACAATAACGTATGGATAGTTGATTACTTTGAACACTAAGGTGTCCATGGCAATTTCACTATCAACATGATTAAGTCTCTGTAGAATCTCGATCCCAGTACGGGAATCGAGTCGATCCGTAGCTTGTGCATAATCAACAGAATAGAAATATAAACCCTCAGAGAGGCCGTACTTCAAACCGCACTTATACATTTCATTAAAACTTACAAGTAAATTGTCTTCAAGCATCGTAGACGCAGCATTCGATTTCCAAGCAGTTAAGAGTGTGGACTGGATAGGTTGAAGGAAGGAGTTCCTATAACCATCGCCCTTTGTGATAAGTCTAACTTTACCACCTGCTTCGTAAATTGGAACGCAGACCCAATCGGCGAATCCTTCTCTTTCCCGGATATCGTCTTCAACAGCTTTGATTGCTATATCAAAGTTGGTCTTCTTAACCTTAGAAAGTTGAGCAGACACAGCTCTAATAGCACCAAGAGTAGAAAAACTTTCTCGGTCGAATACTAACGGTTCAAATAGTGATAACGCTCCAC